CGCAGGTGGTGGAGAGCTTCTTCTAAATCCACCCATACTACTGACCCTTCTTAATCTGTAGACCTGCCGTTTGTGTTGGCATTTGTCCAGTAGGTTGTGTTGACATATCTGTTCTAAGGGCTTTCTTACCCTTTTTCTTTCTAGCCTGTGCTGTCGTTACGTCTGTATCATCAAGCTCTAAATCTGGTGTCTTGGTTACAGCAGTTACAGGACGAGCAGGGGTTGGTAGCGGTGCTGGCGCACGGCCTCCCATTAATCCACCCATATCATTATTCCTCAAAATCTTGGTCTTGCATTTCTATCAGCTTACTTATGACAGACTGTTGCCCCCTGAGGAAAGCTAAGTCCTCAGGAGTAATCTGTTCAAGCGGTAGTTTGTTGGGATAGATTGCAAGCAGATGGTTTATTAGTCCATCTGTTATGTTAAAATCGTTACCTAATACTCTCATAATAAAACAAACTTTCGCTAATGATGTAACTTTAGATATCTACAATCTCACATGCACCTGCTGTACAGGCTAGAGTTTGTGACCCTGAGGTGCTGTCCTCTTTCTCATATAGAGCAAGAGCCTTCCAATCAATCTGACTAGGCATCTGTTTCTTGAGTGTTTCATACTGTTCCTTATCAATGTCTTGGTATGGTGCTTGTGCATAACTGTGGTCACTGTGAGGTAGGAATGAAATACCAGAACAAATGTCAAAGTTTTCATACACCCATGCTCCTACTTCCATCCACTCTGCGTCACGTACTGTAATAGTTACAGATGGTTTATGTTCACACCACGCTAGAGCATAGTTCTTCCATAGTGTAAGCTGTTCTAGTGCAGTCATATCGTTACGAGTGATAGCACCTATAGGTGAACGCATGGGAAAACTAAACACTGTAGTACTATCAGGCTTCATTACACAAGGTTCAGCAGGGATGCCACTGTCCTTCATAAACTGTGTTAGTGGGTCTTTGTTATCACCACGAACAGTACGAATGTAATACTCACTATGACGTGCATGGATACCTGACGCACTGTCTACTAGCTGTGACACTGTACCACTAGGCTTAACACATGTGATAGCTGTTGATACTTGGATGCCTAACTTCTCAGCATACTTAGCGTTAGTATTGATAGCTTCTTGCTTCATCTCATTGAGCCAGCGTGGGCTATCTATAGCCTTAGACAGTAACCGATTGTCCATGATACCTGTCAGTGACACACCAAGTAGGCGTTCTTCTTCTGTATTCTTGTGCCATATCTTACGCAAGTATGGCATCTTGGTAAAGGTAGACTGTACTGTACCAAGAATGGTAGCTAGTCTTACCTTACGTTTAAGACTGTCAAGGTCATCGCTCTCACGTACCACTACCTCAGTCAGGTTACAGAACTGGTAAGGACGTAGGATAATCTCAGAGCATGGGTTAGTACCCCACTCGTGTCCTGTCTCACGTCTGCCATTCTTTTCCACATGCTTGTCAGCAGCAACACGGCTGAAGATACCACGCTCACCTGACTTACTCTCTACCAGAGATAACCACTCACGAATGAATGTTTCCATGTCAGGCTTCTCTGTGTATGCAGCAGAGTTATTAGCTAACGCACGTTGTCCTTCGTTCTCCCACCATGAGCCAGACTTGGCGTGAGCCATACGTCCATCACTCAGGTTAGATAGGCTAATCATGGCTGACCTACGTACGCCACCTACTACCACAATCTCACCAATCTTACACATGATATCGTGACACTCAAGACTGTTAAGCTTACGTCCAGCAGCAGCCTTGAACTTAGCTACTACAAACTTGAACAAGTCCTCTAGTGGTTCAGCACCTGAGGCACGTCCACCAAATGTCTTGAGCCTAGCACCAGCAGGGCGTACCTCTGACGTATCCCACTTAGGTATATCACCTGCATATAGGTGTGACATCAGCTTATGTAATGACTTAGCCCAACCTTCTTTACTATCCTTGACCACGATTACATCGTCAGTATAGTCTAGGTTCTCAGGTACATCAGGTAGCTTACTAATAAACTGTCGCTCTACTGAGAAGCCTACCCCTGTACCACACAGTAGAATAAACATAGCCTCATCAAAGGAACGTATGTGGTCTACTGGTAGGTAGCTACAGTTATAGATGCAGGTATTGTCACGCTCTGCTGCGTCACCTGCTGTCATCAATGCTCTCATGGATGGCATGACTTCTAGGTTTAGGATAGCATCTTCTAACTCATCCCATGTTTTATTAGGTAGCTTTACTTTGCTACCCATAAAGTTGATGTAACGTGCCACAGTCTCAGCCCATGTCTCACGTCTGCCTTCATCTTCTAGCCATCGTGCATAGCGACTAGTAGCAATGAAGGTCTGATAGTCTGTTGGTAGGTGGTTAGTCCTCATCTGTTATCCCCTTCACCATGCAATGTACCTGCACTCTGACGTGCCTTTAGTTTCTCTACGTTCTTCTCTGCTATAACCTGTAGTGATAAGCCACAGTCGTGTGCTAGTGCTGCAAGATACCATAGTACATCACCCATCTCTGCCTCAATCTTTTCCTTCTGGTCTTCAAGCTGAATGTTATCACGCATCATCTTCTTAATCTTACCTGCTACCTCACCAGCTTCTTCAGCTAGTCCTAGTGCAGGGTAAGAGATGCTGTACTTCTTAGGGTACACTGCTGTAGTTAGAGACTTCATCTGGTATTCGTAAAAGTTAATCATTGTTTCTATCGCTCCGAAGCTACTTCATCGCCACCTTCTTTGATGGCTATCACTTGTTCAACATAAGTAAAGGTCATACCTACAAGGAAGTCCTTAAAGTTGTCTACCATATCTTGAAGACATCCCTCTGTCTGAAACACATGCTCTGTGTATCCAACCACGTTGCCCTCATTATCATACCTGTCTACTCTAAATGTTACTTCGTTCATTACCAGTTCTTCCCTTGTGTCTTCTTCATTAACTCTACCATCTTGTTTAAATACCAGATAGCTTTCTCTGCATCCTGTACAGGATTACCCTTACTGAATAGTCGCTTGCCTGTATACTTTAGTACGTTACCATGACAATAGCTGATGGCTTCCCACTCACCTAGTACATCTACAATGTAGTCAATAGTCTCAATCTTACCTGCATAGTGTGGTGGGTTGTTTACCATATCTTCACGTGGCTGCTCTAAGGTGTCCATAACTTTACCTCTCCTGTGTCTGTATCGTATTCACCATTGCGTAGGATACGTGCTAGTCGTGCGTTCTCTATAGCTACTTCTTCAGAGAGACCCTTGCTGATAAACGCTCTAACCACTGCTCCCCAGCCGTCACCAAACTCAAGAATTTTCTCAGCAGTTTTATAACCAACACTAGGACAACCCTTGTAATTGTCAGTAGAATCACCAACAAGCGTCTGAGTAAGGAAGTTATAATCAGCTTCTTCCTCGCTGATTTCCACCACGTCCCCATCAATCCAATGCTTTGCAGGTACAGTGCGTAAGTCTTTATCTTCAGACCAGATAATAGTATCTGTATTCGCAGTACCCAATATCCCCAAGACATCATCTGCTTCCAATCTCCTATACATAACTGTGTTGTACTTATTTTGTAGGTACTCCTTTGCCCACTGCAATAGCATAGGCTTACGAGTAGTCTTACGATTAGCCTTGTAGTATGGGGCTAACTCTTTGCGATAGTTTGCTTTGTCTGATAGAGCAACAATACAATCCTGTACTGGTGCTTCATTGACTAGCTTATCTATCTGTTCATCTAGTCTAATTGCTACGTCCTGTTCATAACAGTGTAGTGTCCATAGACCATCACCCCAATTAATAGGTGTCTCTGCTGATACTGTTGCTTTGTATGCAACGATGTCACCATCAATGAGCAAAAGGGTCATCGTCCATCTCCTGTCTATCTTGTTGCGATTGTTCTTCTTTCATCTGAGCCAGTGTAACTACCTTGATACCCATCATTACTTGTACGTAGTCAAGGTAAGCTTCTACTATCCACTTGATACACAGGCAGATAGTAACACCCATGAAGCAACAGGTGAGTATCATCTTCCATAAGAAATCAAAGTCCATTTAATATATCCTTTGCTTGCTGTAGTGATATATTAAACCACTCGTTCCTTCTCTCACCTAACTTCTCTGCTTCTACGTGAGCCTTGTGTTCAGCCTCAGACCTGTTGTCTGTGTGTACATAGTACTCTAACTTGTAATCCCTAAAGGGGCTGTAAGTCATGTAGTCTTTGAACCTGTCCTTTGCGTCTACACCTCTACCAATCTTTACCCAATCAGGCCATGCTGGATTAGTAATTACATAGATATCACCTGTCTTAATCTTATTGAACTGTGCAAGAGTACCTTCCTTAATCTTCTTAAGCATGTTCCTTGCTCGTTCAATAGGTATCTGATAGGCTCTAGTACAAGGCTTGCACTTATAAGTTCTGTTCTTCTGAAAACCTTTGTACCAGTTAAGGTCAGTAAGTTCTACATTACAGGTGTTACATGTCTTAGTGTGTGTCTGCCCAGTTGTTTCCATACTTGTACTCACTATCAAGCTGACATCTGAACTTGAAGTGTTGCTCTGTGTCTCGCATACATCGTTGAATAAGTCTGCCTGTTTCATCTTCCTGACCTTTCTTTACTACTAGCTGTACCTCATCGTGGATGAACGCTACAATCTGTGCGTCCAAGTTTGCTTCCTTGATAGCACGTGCAATAAACACGTACCATGTCTTACAGATTATAGCACCACATGACTGAAGTAAAGTATTCAGTGAAGCGTGACTATGACGAACTGGTATAGCTCTGCCATCCAATCCCTTGACCCATCCTCTATCATCTGCTGCTTTAGATACAGCATCCTTTAGATACTTCAGGGCTGGTAGTTTCTTTAGAAACTTATTCTTAATAGACTTACCTTCCTTGCTACCCTTGTTAATAATCTTACCAATCTTCTCATCACCTGCACCATAAAGAAATCCATAGATGAATGTCTTGGCGTTTGGACGTGAGGGTAGACCTGCTGCTTCTTGGTTAATAGTATGCACATCACCGTTAACTACTTCATGTGCGTAAGACCCATCATCGTAAGCAGCCATGTAATGAGCAAGGCAACGCAACTCCAACCCACTAGCGTCAGCACCCAAGAGGGAATAACCTGAGGGTGCATGAAATAAACTCCTACACTCCTCACCAAATGGCGAACCAACGCTAGGAACTTGCGCCATGTTCGGGTTGCTATGCGTACAGCGTGACGTGACAGCACCCATGTGATTAACTCTACCATGTAACTTACCCCCCTTCTCCATCTTCAACCAAGCTTGCTTGCCTGTTGCTATCTGGCCTACTCTTTTATTAAGTAGTAGGTACTCAGTCAACAGCTTTGCTTCTGGCATATCAATGTTAGACAGTACTTCTTCATCTACCTTCGGGTCTCCATTGTTAGTGAAGGTAGCTGGCTTCCATCCTCTCTTCATCAGTCTGTCTGCTATCTGCTGTCGTGATGCAGGGTTGAATGGAATGGTCTTAGTCTTAGTCTTCATCTCAACTACAGTAGGTTCAAACACCTGCTGTAACTGGTTCTCAATCTCTTGCTTACGCCCTGCTATACTAGAGTACAGAGCCTGTGCTTGTTTAACATCAAAGGTAAAGCCTCGTTCCTGTTGCTCTACCAGCAAAGTATGTATCTCAGTCTCTAGGTCTAGTGCCTGTTTGCTGAAATTTTTTTCCACAATTTTAAGATATAGTTTGTAATTGACCATCGTGTCTTGGACACAGTAGTCAAGCATCTCTTGTGAGAAAGTTCCAAAGTCCTCACTATCACTACCGAAAACACCTTTTAATTCTCCTAGTCTGTAGCCCCAAGCTTTCAGGCTTTGTCTACCAATCAATGCTAGTGGCATCCTGTCTTGCTTGTGCAGTTTGATATCAACCTCACGAATGTCAGGCCATATAGTTCTAGAGTATACCAACGTATCAAGAGTTTGTCCAGTGTACTTGTAACCATGTAGCTTTTCTAACACACGTAGGTCATACTCAATTATGTTATGGCCTATCAGCATGTCAGCTTTGTCAAGTAACTTGATGCCCTCTTCTATATTGTTGGGGTCAAAGGTGTGTACTTCCTCTGTGTCTACATCTCTTGTTACTATGCACCACACCTGTGTTACATCATCCAAGAGATTGTCTGCTTCTATATCAAATATAAGTCTCATGCTCTGTCTCCGCAGTAGCTAGTTAAAATTCTATATCGTCCTCATCTTCATCAAAGATTGTCTCAGTCATACGTCCTGTATCAGTATCGTACAACAGTGAACAACATAGTCCTGTATCGCCTGACCATCTGTTCTTAAGAACTCTTACATGGCTGACGTGAGGATTGTCTTTGTCTTGTTGGTCTCGCTCCAATCCAATCACCATATCACTAAGCTGACCGATTGCTGCTGAACCACGTAGCTGGGAGAGTGAAGTTTGTGCGCCATCCTCATGTCCTCTGTCACCAGAGGGACGCTTCAAGTGTGACACTAGTATCAGGCCACAGTTTAACTCCTCAACCAACGCACGTAAACGTGTCATTGTATTATCAATAAGTCTCCTCTCATCTCCACCCTCTAGTCCACTGACTACGATACTGATGTGGTCAAGGATAATGTACTCACACCCACAACCATGAACTAAGTATCTTATCTTGTCAAGTAGATTATCACTATCAGTAGAACCCCAATGGTCATATAGGTATACTCTACCAGTTCCAAGTGTAGCATCGAAAGCATGTTTCAACTCCTCTTCTGGTACAGTGTTGTTGTGTAGGTGAAGGGGCTTGTTCATCTCAATCGACATCAGACCTAAGGCAGTACGCTTTATGCTTTCTTCAAGAGCAATGTATCCTAGTGTCCTACCATTCCTGATGAGATTGTGAGCAAACTCACGTGCTAGCTGTGACTTACCAATACCAGAGCCAGCAGTTACTGTTGTTATCTCACCCCTACGACAGCCACCTGTCTTCTCTTGCATACCTATGTATGGATAGGGTACTGAATCTTTACTGTCATCCTCAGTAACAATGTCCCATACATCTGTACCTGCTACGATACCATCAGGTCTGAATGTCTTAGCTTCCCATACAGCATCGACTAGTTCCTTGACCCTACCTGCTTGTAGCATTTCGTTAGCATCCTTCAAGGGAAGGGTAGCTATCTTACATTTGTTAGGTGGTAGTACTGAAGCACAATCCTTTGCTGCTTTCTGACCCACCTCGTCCATGTCAAACATAAGTACTACATACTCATACTTGGACAACCACTCAATAGACTTACCCAATGCTTTCTTAGCAGAGGTACAGCCTGAGGGTAGAGATACTACAGGCCACTTGTTATCCATCACCTGTGATAGGGACATAGCATCTAGCTCACCCTCACATATAGTAATGAACTTGCCACCCTTACCATCTCTCCATAGATGCTCACCATACAGGCCAACATCTTTAATGTTACCAACAACAGAGAAGTCCTTGTTGGCAAACCTAATCTTTTGTGCTGACAAATCTCCAGCCCTGCTACGATAGTTAGCAACCTGTACCTTCTGTCCCTTGTAATCAGTAACACCATAGCCCCAGAACTGACAAGTCTTTTGAGAGATACCACGCTTAAGTAAATCCCTGTACTCTATGTCCAAGAAGCCTGTGTCGTGTGTCTCAAACTTTGCCATAGCTTCCTCATTGTTAGCTGGTGTTAGAGTTTGGCAAGAGAAGCAGTAGTGTTTACCATTGCTATACAAAGCGTTGGCATCACTACTGCCACAGTGAGGACAGGCAACGTGCCTGATAAACTCACCATCCTCAACCATCAATCTCTGCCTCTTCAAGTATGTCTACCATACGAGACAGACCCTTACGAATAGGCACTAGTACCTCAGGTGGATACTTGTCCTCATCCTGTACCATAAGGTATGCCATGTCCACATAATCAACATGCTCATGTACCTCTGCCTCATCTACATAGACAGAGAAGCGTAAGCCATCCTTGTTGAACTCAGCGTTCAAGTCAATCTCAGATACAATCTCTTCTGTAACATCTACAATACTCATAACCATTCCTCTGGTATACTGCCCTCATTCCAAACAAAACCATTACGGTCTGCCCACTCAGCACAGGTCATCTTTGAGCCATCCTTCCTTTTCTTAGCACCCTGTATTGTAGCGTCTGCTTTCTGGAATACAAACCTGATGTCCAACTCTGGATGCTGTGCCTTAACGGCCTTCATCTTTCGTTGTGCATCCTGTCTGAAGTATCCCTTCAACTCTACATACATAGTACCAACCTTCAAGTCAGGTACGTAGTGACGCTCCACATAGTAGGCCAGCTTCTCTGGCTCATACATATATGGAACATCACGTACATTCAGGTCATCAATGACCCTCTCCTCAAAAGTCCCCTTCGGCATCAGCATCACCACCAAAGACATCAAGTGCGTCATCCTTCTGCACAGCAGTAGTAACAAACCCATCCTCTTCCTCAAAGATAGAGGCAGCATTGTTACCATACTCTACAATGTCAATGACTTGTACAGCTTTCAATCGTAGTGTGACACCTACTGTCTTAGTGGCTGGCATCATGTAAGCGAAAGGTTCGACTGCAATCTTAACAACAGAACCATTGCCAATCAGGGTAGACCCATCAAGTGGTGTCTTCTTAGCATCCACAACCATTGGCTTCTGCTCGTACACCTTACCATCCTTTGACTTGACACGTGCTTTCATCTTAGCTTTGAATACAATGTCACCAGTAGGTGTACCAGCTTCATCAGTATCCATCTCAAAGGGTTGATGTGTGGACAGGACGTTTGTTAACTTAGGATTATCCTTGACAGCTTCAGCACGTTTAGCTTCTATCATGCTGTTGAACTGCTCACACACTTCTGTTGCCTCTGCCTCAGGTATTGTTACCTGAATAGAGTACTCACCCTCTGGAACATAACGAGTATCTGGTTCAAATACTTTTGCCCATCGAGCGTTGCCTTTAATAATTTCCAATTTATATTCTCCTATAATTATGATTAGGCTATGATGTAACTTTAGGATTTATGCAAAGAAGTACTGTGACTTTAGAACCTCACGTAAATCTAAGTTACCTTTACTTGGTGGAACAGGAACATCCTGTGTACCAAGCACTGTTATAGCATGGTCTCTCAACTCTGTCAAGATATCATGCTGTTCGTACATATTAACAAACTCCTCACGCAGTACCTCAGATAGCATAGGCATGTTGGTTGAGTGTGTACCATAGCTGTCGTGTACCATTGCGTAGTCCTCGATACCAAGCTTGGATGCTCTGTTAATAGTCTTGGTCATAGCTGCTGCATCCATAGAGTGTATGAAGTTAGGGCTACTACCCAAGCCTGTACGCTTACGATGCACTGCGTTCTCTCTGTCCTTAGGAAAGGATAGTGATACAGTGTTACCATTGATGTGTGTCTTAATCCTCTTGCTGTCTGTTTCGTTGTAGTTCTGTAGCACTAGCCAGCCTGTAGGTGTGACCCATTCCATGTGCTTGTTGTGGTCTGAGTACACATCTGCTACATCCTTGATGTATGTCATCACCTCTCTTGCTGATACAATCACATCAGCTATAGCATCCCATACATACTTTGACAAGTAGGAAGATGCTTCAAACAAATCATCACCGAATGGATTAGCTTCTCCCTTACTTATCTTGTCTTGCATTGCTTCCTCAATGTACTGCCTACATGCGTGACGTGTACCTGAGTAGGGTACTATCATAACAGGACGCTTGGCTATCTTCCTGTCTATCCCAAACTCTAAACACTTACGTGCTAGTTCTGTGTCATCCTCTCGTACCTTACGCATAGCTTCCTGTGCTACCTGTGTGTAGATATCCTGAGGTAGTTCAGATGCTGTTAGGTTGGTAGCCTTACCACCCTGCTCATCCCTTAGTATGGCAGAGAGATGCTGTAGTCCATTGCATGACCCATCTGCCGCACAGGGTAGACGTGTCTCAAATCCCCAGCCATCCTTCATCAAGCCTGACATCTCATAACACCACGCTAGAAACTGAAAGGGTTTGTCTGCCTCAAGCCACACCATGCACTCGTATGGATTAGATACCACACGATGACACCACATCTCAGCAAAGTCCCAAGCCCAACGCTCACGCTCATCCAGTGTTACCTTGTCGTTACCATACAGGTTAGCACCATGTATGCACAGCCAACGTGCATCATCCCAACTGTTGATGGTGACAGGGTAGCCAAACTCTAGTAAAGCCTTGCTCCAATCTGCTGACTGAGTAGAGAGAAACGTGCTTGATGCGTACTTGCGTGAACGAAAGTCGTTCTGCCATACATAGTAGAACCTATCGTACCTGCTGTACTGTTCTGCTATCTTTAGTGTACGCTCCACTTGCACACGCTTGCTCATGCTGCGATTGTTTAAGGAGTAGATTTGATTACGCTTGCGTGACCACGTGCGAAACACATCCCTCTCTTGCTCAGTCATCTCTTCAGGTTCTTTATCAAATGGATAGGGTGGTAGAGGTAAGTCCTCTTTGGCTGGTAGGTTGCCCACCTGATGTCCATTGTCCCACAAGTTACGTGTGACCTCAAGTACCTGCTTGTTTATACGCCACTCAGTACGCTGTAGTGTGTTAAGACAGGCATACTCTTGTGTTAGGTCTTGCCTACGCAATCTATTTAAGTGTGTCTTTAAACTCATCTACGCCTCACTATAGGTAGCTTGTTAATCTCGTGACCATGATACCCACCACCTGTCACATCTGTCCAATCCTTAGGGATGATAACACATGGTAGTAGTCTAGGTCTGTGTGTCTCAGTAAAACTATTGAACGCATCAATCCATTCTACTGTGTCTGTCTCAGGTATAACATAGGTAGTCTTGCTTGTACGTTTAACCTGCTGTGTGTTCAGCTTTACTATACCTGTACTCTGGATGATAAGGTCTACCATCTTGAAGCCCACATGTACACGCTCTGACTGTTGCCATGTGTTCTCCTTGTACCCATCCTTGTTCATCTTGTTAGTCAGGCCGTAGCGTCTAGCACCATAGGCTTTCTTCATAGCTTGCTTGATTGTGTTACGTGCTATGTCACCCTCGTCTGCTATCCACCTGTCCAGCCTGTCTTGTATCTCAACGGCTGACCCTATGCTTCTAGCTACATACATCAGTGTGTTCTTTCTACTGATGCTATCCACCAGTGTGACTAGACTGAGGTATGCTAACTGTTCTGGGTGTACATCCTTCACCCTCTTCCATGCTATGTCTCGTGATGTATTACTTGGATTGTCCAGCCACTCTCGTATAGCTACGGTCATGTCATCCACTAGCCTAGCTATGATAGCCCTGCCATGCAGAGTGTGGCTCTCTTTACCACGTTCTATTGATGCGTCACGTTCCTTTCTAAATCTTTCTATACCACCTGTCATCATCTCAGTTTCTAACTGTAGCTGGTGGTCAATAAGGTCTTGGTCTGTTTCTAAAGTTACATCCATAAGGAGACCCCCTGTTTTACATTATACTATAGTATGTATTACATGTTATAACATGTTTAACATACCTGCTCCACCAATCACTAGTACACCAGCTACCATAGTTATAAACTGTAGTCCTACTACACCCTCTTCGTTGTTAGTAAGAGAACCACATATAACTATTAACCACATAGCTACTATCCAACCTACTATTAATAGTGTCATGCTACTTCTCCATAGTTACGCAACATAAAGGTTTCGTATGGTGTATCTTGCAACACCTCTGGTTCTGTTGTCCACTCAGCGTAGCAGTTATGACAGTAGCACTCAACCTTGTGGTCTACTGCGTACAGTTTCTCTGCCTCACTTGAGTTACAGTAAGGACATCTAGTGTATCCCATGCTCATCAGTTCTTCTCCATGCTAAAGTAAATCTTACCCTCTGCGGCTACATGTGGTACATCAGGTGTAGCATCTTGCTTGCCTACATACTTAAACTGATAGCCTTGTTCGTGCTTGTCCTTCATGTCTGAAATAAATTCTGCACTATCGTACATGAATAAGCCCATTACTATTGTTAATACAATCATCCCACTGCTCCTTGTTCTTCATCTCGTTACCTGCCTCGTACCCATGCTTGTACTTTACATTGTACTGTGGCTGTTTCTTTTTATCATACTGGTTGTCGTATGTCAACCCATGATATCCATTGTGGTAGCCCATAACGTAGGCATCATCGTACTTGTTTCTCATACTGTCTCCTTCCACCACACTGGTGTGTCGCTGTGATTCCAGACTGCAAAGCTAGACTTCTCGCCCATGTAGTACGCACGATAGGCATCTACTGAACAGTCTGTCTTGTATTGGTCAGGCATACACTGTGGTGGTTGTGTGTAGCCTTCGTCTGGTATGTTCTCTGGTAGTATACCAAGACTATCTAGTAGTCGTTGTGTCTTGTGTATCTTACCATACCTGAGTGTATAGTTCTTGCACAGATAGAACAGCAGGTCAAGTGTCCACTTGTAATGGTCAGCACTAGCACGTACCCACACTGTTGATGGATGGTTGATGTGCGTACACTTATACAAGTCTACATAGTCTGCCCACTCGTCACCATCTAGTACTCTGTGTGCAGTACTGAGTAGCTGTGCTGTCTCAAGTATCATCTTCACTACGTGCTTGTCGCAGTGCATCTCTGCTGCTTCCTCTGGTATCTTGCTCAGATAAAAGATATTCATAGCCAGTCCCCTTATCCCTCTGTCTGTTGTGTTTCTTCTTGTTAGGTACGTACTGTGTACGCCTTCTGCTTTGTAGCAGTGCCTTTGCTACTGGATTAATCTTTGTCATTGTCGTTATCTACTACTAACTCTAGCTGTGGTTCGTCATACATTTCTAGCTCTATCTCATACTCTACCACAGCTACTACGTACTGGTCAACCTCTTCATTCCTATGGTACTCTAGCTTTGCTGGTAAATACCCCCCATCTATATACACTACCATGTTGTCGCTGTCAAGTTCTATCTGCTTGGTCATTGTCTACCTCCTTGAATACCATATCTTCGTGATGCTCAAAATCACCACCAACCTTATACCATTCTACCTTATCTGCATCAGCCAAGGCAAGGGCTTCTTCCTCATCCTTCGCCTCAACTATAGCATCCATATATGTGTACAGTGTACCATGTAGTTTGTATTTAGCCATTGTCTCTACCTCTATCATTTTACTGCTCCATATCTGCCCATGTCAAGCCCTATTATTACACCATCAAGATAGTTTAGCATCTGCTTTGGTGGTAGTCTATGCTGTATGATAGTGCTACCATCATTACATGTCAACTGCCAACCACCATAACAAGGTGCATTGTTTAGCTGATAGCCTGTGAATACACCATCAACCACTGTCCTGTTGATACGTCCCAAGCGTACCTCTAGCATGTGTTTAGTTACTCGCATTGTCTCTACTCCTTAATGATTGACCTGATACCTGCACCTAGTGCAAGCACTCCGATAGTGTACGCTACTAGTGTAGCTACTCCGCTATCCCAATAGATATCATGCCCTGCCATATATGTCAATAGCGTACCTGCTACTATGCTGATTAATGTTAATGCTTTTTCTATCATGGTTACTACTCCTTATCCTATGCCATGTATTCTGCGCCATGCTACCCATGTGATAGCTTGCATCTCAAAGGCTTTTAATGCTCTACCATTGAGCCTAACTTTCTTACCTGCCGCTACATACTCAGCTTGCAGTGTTGCATACTCTTTCTTACCTATGCTTATGGTACCTGTCAAGCCTTCACGTACACCATAAGCAATGTTCCTAGCATGACCATCAATGGTACAGGTATCATAGCCCATGATGTTCTGAAAGAAACTGATAATCTTCTGCCCATTGAGCATAGTGATTACCTCTGCCTCTGCCTCTGGCATTGCCGCCAGTATACGCCAAGCCTTCTGCTTCATAGCATGATACGTGCTAACCTTGAAGTTGTTGATAAACTCTCCACCTGTAAAGGCTTGTACCATGTCACGTGTATTCTGCACGTTACGTTCCCACCTATTGTTAGGTGACAAGGCCGCACATACACCTACTACAATGTGTAGTGGTACGTCATAGTCCAGCGCAATACGATTGCACTCTGCAAGAGCCTGAGCGTACCATACTACACCATCACGTTTTTCCTCTGGTGTTGCTAGCCTATATATGGCTACAATGTTTTCTACTGTCATAGTGTCTACTCCTAGTTGTTACAAGGTACAACGATACAATATATCGTTGCCCTACTAGTGTCAAGTGATATTTACAATGTCTTGCACTCCTCCAAACTTGCGTTTGGCTAGTACTGGCATTGACAGATAATGGCTAGTCTTGCCCATATGTAAGCCCATGAATGTAGAACCTCGCTTCATACCGAAACGGTTTTCTACAAAACGCTTGCGCTTGCCATACGTTGCTACTGTCTTGCCAAATAGTTTAATAGTTGTTGTTTGCATTGCTACTACTCCTAGCGTTATAGGTACACCATTGCACCTTGTAACAACTAGGCTTCTGTCCTTGCTATCGGACTCCACCTAGCTTCGCCTAATCCACCTAGCTACACCCAGTGCATAGCCGCTTATCCCGTAGTGTAATCTCTCCCCTGAGGATAGGCAGGTATATTTGACGCCCCTTGCGGTTCGTATCTATCACATTGTAGGACTTACTACTAGATAGGTTCTGTTTATTATTAGCCCATCGGCTAGCAAACTTTAGAAGTTTCGTATCTCTTATTCTCTTACTTTACTCTTACTGTCTTATCTTGTCAATAACTTTTTTAACTTTGTATTCGGTATTCTTTATTCTGTCTTATTGTCTAGCAAGGTTGAACGTATCTCTTATGCGCTTTCTTTTGACTGTATCGAATATGCGCTAACACTGTATCCCTTTCGATAATATTATTAAAGCATAAGTAAAAAAGATAATCAAGAAAAAAAATGAATAAAAATGAAAATAATTTATAAAAAGTTTGGGCATTATATAGTAAAAGGAAAAAATAGATAGAGAGAGACAGACAGATGTTGCAAATATGTCACACATGTTGCAGATGTGGCACAATGTAGCACAAAAGCTGCGTCAAATGTTTGACATTGACAACATGTAGAAAATGTGCTACAATGGAACACGTACCTTTAAGGGGGATCGCGCGTTCTACTATTATTATATACCCTCTCAGATTTTTTTAACAATTTTACACCCAATACACCCTGTCACAATTATGTCACACAAATCTAACCATCACATAAGCATTGTTTAACATACTATACCCTACTATGTAGTATTTTCTTTACTTATTACTACGAGTAGTGTATAGTATGTACAACAATGTACTACATACTATAACATGTTCTACATACTATACTATGTAATAGTTTAATCTTTCCCCTTAGGATGTAACTTTAGACTTCTATCCACCCAGAAGGTTCACTAGAACTTACACCAAAGTTAAGGTTTGACATGAACTTATCTAGTTCTGCATCTAGTAAATCATCTCTACGTATCTGTATCTCACTGTCAGCGTCTGCTGCCATCTGGTCTACCCAGTACTGCACAGCCATAGCGAGTACATCAAGTCTATCATCGTGAGCCAATGCACCACGTACCTTCATAATCCTAGTCATCTGATAGGTAAGCATGTACTTAACACCCTTATCAGGTGGCATGTGCTGCACACTGTCGTAGTCCTTCTGTACTACCTTAGGGTCTATCACCAACCTGTGCTGGTTCATAACAGGCTCTAGCGTGTCGATGATACGACTTTCCTTCTGTGTATTATGTCTTACCTCTTCCATACTGCATGGGTATGTCTTAAGCATGTACGGCTTGAGTAGCTCAGTAAACATACCGTCACCAAAGTTACTCTCAATGAGTACCATGTTTACGCTGTGTATCTTTGCTAGGTCTGTTAAGTGTTGTAACGTGGAGTCAGAGTATCCACCCTCAACACCGCCACAGTCTACAACATACAGAAAACCGTTTAACATCTTTACAACTGCGTAGGCTGTCTCATCGCTACCTCTACCAGAAGGGTCAATAGCGAGTACTGAGCCAGTATACTTAGCTCTACCTACTGTATCCTCTGGTGCGTAGAACTTATCACCACTCAGACCTACGTTAGGCAGTTCTGTTACAGGCTTCATAATGCCATACACTATCTTCTCAGGTGCTGTATCCTTGTCACACGACATTACCAGTAAGTCGGATAGCTTAAGTGGGTACTTGTTCGCATCAGAAAGTGAAGTATCCAACATAAACTGCAAAGCAAAACCACTTCTACCATAACTTAGCTCTCTTTCTAGTAGGTCTTCGTCATCAAAGCGTTTAGCGTCCGTAGGAAGCCCGTACAGTGCTGTTCCTTCGTCCTGTAGTGCCTCATATAGCAAAGGAGCAAGACGGCCACCATACGCCTTCTCAGAGCGTTCTAGGGTAGGATACCTAGCAGGCCACACTCTCATGTCATAACCACGAGATAGTAGTACGTTGTACAAGCTCATCTCATTCTGAGGTGTACCCAAGTAGATAATCTTACCGTCAGGCTTGAGAACAGCGTCAAACTCTTTGACAGTTTCTGCAAGCTTCTCTCGCATCATGTGTGTCATGGAGTTATTAGGTACTTCTACGTCATCTGCAATGATAATGTCAGCACGAGAACCTGTAAGCTGTCCAGTAACACCCACACTCTTTACAGAGGGGCTACCAGATGCTTTAGCTGGTGCAACATCAAAGGCAATCTTAGACCACCGTTGTCCATCTTTAGCAATCAGGTGTTGACATATAGGCAGTTCTGTGATAATACGCTGCGTAAAGGTAGAGAAGTCATCAGCACGTGCTTTAGATGCTGAGACAACCATAAACTTTAACTGTGGGTCTAGCAATAGCTGATGTACCACGTATGCAGCAGTAATGTAGGACTTACCTACACCCCGAAACGCCTCAATAATACTACGCTTGGGACTTGTCTGTAGGTAGTGTGCAATATCGTACTGCACAGGTGTAGGCTCTGGCAGACCTAAGTGTTGCCATACTAAGTATGTAAAGTTCCTAAAGTCGTGTAGTGGCTCTGGAATGTTAGTCATCATATATAACTTCTATATCATGTGCATGGTTGTCGTTTACCTTTGCCCACACAGCGTTAATAGGTGCTACTGAGAACTCCCACGTAGCATCCTTATCTCCTACTTGTGCAGAACCTTTTAAGTTTAGTCCAGTAGTAGGTGCAGTAGTGTTATTACTAAAGCCTATAGTAATAGCGTGGTTATCGTGGTCATTCTGTATTACTAGATACATACGACTAGCGTTATCATCTAAAAGCTTTACCCAAGATTGGTCAGCAGGTAGCGTGACATTCTTAGATGTTAGACTAGCGTTATGTCCTCTCATTGTACACTCTCCGCTACCTCAAAGGGTAAGTCCTTTAACAGGTTGTCCATAGGACTTTCTGCCATGATAGCGTCAAGACTAGCACCATTGTCTTTTAGAAACTTGACAGCTACTGACAACTCAGACGCTGTGGCCTCGCCACTACGTACTCGTAGTAGCAAGTCCTGTGTTACAGCATCGTGCAAATTGTCTATCAGTTCTTTTTTACTCATTGCCACTCTCCTGTACGTATCTGCTCAGTGACTTCTACTGCACGGTGGCCTACTTGTTTAGCCCACCTACTCTGTAGAAACTCCTCTGCCGCCATATCGTACTTTCCGTCCTTTAGCAGAGCCATTGCGTTTACGAACTTTGCTACTGTCCCTATCCCTACGTTGAAGGTGAAGTTGATAAGGGCTGCGAAACGTACCTCGTCTAGGTCTTTCGTCCACGCAAACCTGCGTGTCAGTTGTGTCACTGCCTCTTGTATGTCGTGTTCCAGAAGCATCTCTGCTTCTTTCTCTGTTATACCAACATCGTCTAAGTTTCTTCCAACACCGATAGTACATTTGCCCTGCGTACAGAAATAAGGTTTAAGTTTGACACCCTCGTGCCGCTTCAACTGCTCTATTAGCTTTGTCATGCTTTCTTCTTGTATTTACTTGTGTTTTTCTTAGGAAACCCAGCCTTCATGTTAGCATACGACTTGTCAGAAATTGTTGACTTACCCTTAGGACGGCTAGTACCAGCCTTCTTACGCTTGTTAATGTTTTCGTATAAGCTCATTTTGAATTTATCCTATGTACTATGTTGATTGCTGTATTTATCCACACACCTGTCAATACTAGCAGGTGTATAATTAGTTCAATATACGTCAGTTCCAATTATTTCTTTTCCTTAATAGAAGCTGCCAATCCCCCACCAAAGTAAAAACCTACAATTACTAGCATAATCTCGCCAATCCAGAACTCGTTTAAGACACTCTTAACTGCTTCGGTATCACCCTTGCCAGCTAATGTCATACTCATTGTAATAGAAAAACATACTAGAAAAGTAACTGTAAACATTAGTGCTAGGTAGCGTTGTGCTAGCTTGTAAGGAGCGTAAGCCGCCAGTAGGTCTGTTTTAGCCTTAGACTTAACGATAACCTCTTCTTCGGTAGAGGTATGGATGTCATCTATGAGCTTGATGCCCTGCTGGATTACATCCTTACTTCCAAATAATTTCATTAGTATAGGTATCATGTCATTGTTCCTATCTTCTCACACTTAGCACCTACTATTTCGTAGTCAGGTATAACAAACTTTACACTACCTATCATTTCTTTTATACGTGCCTCACACTGTACTTTAGTAGGTCTAAGACCCCAAGTGTCATCTAATTGTAAACATTCCTCAGGTGACTGTATCATACAGGCAAATACGATAGCTTTAAACATATCTTATCCTCTCGTTGCTAGATAATAGACGAAAGCAAAGTAAACTACTAACGCTCCCCCAAGTATAGTGAGGGCTGCTATGGTTAGTATTTCTATTAGCTGCTTACGTTTTCTTATTCTTTCTTCTTGTTCTAACTGTCTACGTTTTCTTGCTTCAGCTTGAAACTTAATCCAATCTTGCCAAAGGCCAGCACGTCCATAAAGCTGCATAGCTTCACGTAACTGGTCTTCTTGTTTACGTACTTTCTCAAGTGCCATAAACTCTTCTAAGTCTTCACCAGCACTACCGCCTACTTTAGTCCAGAACGAGTTTTTCTTTTTATGAGCTTTTTTCTGAAGAGTATCCTTCGCTGTAACAAAGTCTGAGATAGCTCTCCCACAGTCTGCTAGTTCACGTCCGTTGGCTAGAGTTTGTTTTATTACAGCAAAGGCGGCATTACAGGCTGCTAATTCAGCCAGCATATACTCTCCTAGTTAGTTCGTCTGATGTTTTCCATAGGTTGTTGGTTAGGTGACGTACCAGAGCGAGTACCACTACGCTTAACTTTCTTTTTCTTAATACCTAACATACTAAGAATACCACCTTTGGCAATTTGATAAGCTTCGCCAAAGCCCATTGGTTTAGTTTGTCCTTGATAAGCCATTACTTATCCTTCCACATTTTATATATTTTAAAGCTTAAGTAGCAGATGGACATAACCCCCACTACCAAAGCTACCCACTGGTTAAGAGTAGGTAGCCACAGGGGTGCAGTCAAACCGCCACCAGCAAGCATTATATCGTTCTGGTTCACCCTGCAATCTCCATGAGTGTAATTGTAGAAGCTCCTCTAGAAGTTGAAGAACCGTCTGCATCATCTTGCGTTCTATTTACACCGACAATCTGACCGTTTGTATTTGAACGCATTGTTATTTTGTACGTTGTTGCACTGGTAGTGTTTGGACTATCCAAAAAATTCATTCCTACACCAGCCGCACCATTGTTGCCACTGCCTGTATAAAGAGTAAAAGTTGTTTGGCTACGATTACTAGCAGAGTCTGCAAGTAAAATTTCAGTGCTACCTCTTAATAACTTAAACTCAGCTACACCACTTGGATTAGTTCCAGCATTTGTTGACACTAAAACTAAAATTTTGCTTGAAGTAGAAGATGGGGTTATAGTTGCCGTTAATCCTGTAACATCTGAAAAAGAGTTACTTGTAGTAGTAAAGGTATCGGTTTTTGCTGTACTAACCACCTGCAACACAGAGCCACTAGGCAAGCCAGCCGATGTCACAGCAGACAGAGACTGATTGTTTAATTTTGTTAGTGCCATGTCAGTCTCCTATCCTATTAACTTTGCTGAAAACACAGTTGCGCCTTCATGGTCATCGGTAGTATGCGGCATATAAACAGTATTCCAACCTACTGCTATTTGTTCGCCAGCA